GTGTTTTAAATCTGATGTGATGTCTATGATGTCACAAATTTTTAAGAAATATTCTGTGAATCTTTGTTTAAGAATTAGTTCAAATTCTTCTGCGAGTCTTTGTTGGTACACTTCACCGTTGGGCATTTGCCTTTTAAAACGTTCAGTGAGCCTTTGTATATTTTCTAAATCAGTCATTATTGCCTTTCTGCCTAAAACAATATTTATTATATCTGATTGTGTGGTGATTAAATTTTGGTAATATTGATTCCGTAGTATTTGCTAATGGTGTTCCACGCAAAGCCGGATATTAATTCGTCAGAGTTGAATTGTAAATTGGTTAAACAGTTAAACAGATATTGTCTATTTTCTGGGTAGTACAAATTATTAATCTTATCAATTGAGTTCACACTGTAATCTTTTAAACATCCTGGAACAAGACTGATTACAGGACATCCTTCTCGCAATGCTTCTGTCATTGCCATTGTGTGTAAACTGACCACACAGTATATATTTTCTAATGAATCACAGAATCCTCTCGAACCTCTTGCTTTCTTAGGCATCTTTTTTCTAACCTTTATTGGTCTATTTGTGTATTTTTTAATTTCTTGTGTGGTGGATTCTATCCATTGATCCACATTTTGTTTGATACCATATACTTCTAAACCGTTTTGACTAGGAGCAACAATATAAACTTGATCCCCCATCTGCCAAGGCTTAATTGTCATATTAAATTTTACAAAACGTTCATTTGTCCATTCACCTTTAATATCTGAAATTTGATTTTCATTGAATGTAACTCTCCAGAAAACAGGTTTCCACCAATTACAATATCCTTTTTCAACATTCACATAATCGATATTTTTCTCTTGAAAAGACTCATGATACTTTTGAAAACCATCGTGTCCACCAACACCGCCAAGTATTACTAAATCTCCTTGTTGAATATGTTCAACATCTGAAAATATTTCTAAACCAGAACTTATACTGATTGTGTTTGCCAACTGAGTACAAGTACGTCTGCTGGTTCCTAAATCTAAACCTTTTGGAATTACTATTCTTTTGTATTGTTTATTCATCGCCATCAAGGTTCTTTAAAAAGTCCCTCAACTTTGTTTGGTCAGTGTTGCCTGTTTCGATACGACCAACAGTGTCGCCTTTTGTTGGGTCTGGTGCTTTAAGTTCTTTTGGTTCTTCAGCATCGTTTTCAGTAACTGTTGATGTCTTTTTTAGTGAATTATATATTGTACTCTTACGTTTATCAAACTCTTGATATTCAGAATCTTCAGCAAGATCTCTTATTCTCAAACTGTCCACATCAAATTCTAAATCAATCTTTTGACCAACTCCGCTAGAACTTCTTGTTTTCATTAATTGTATTTGATATCTACCACGTTCTCTCATTGCTCTACTTGTGAATATACCAAACACATTGTCAGCAGTTTGTATTTTACTTAAACCACCAGATATATGCGAGTGATCAAATTCTATTTCTTCAACAGCACCTCTATTCAACTGTGATGCTGTAACAAAGATAACATTCAATTCCATTGATAAGTTTCTTAATTCTTCAGATACAAATTTGTCTTTAACAAACAAATCACTTGGCGATACTTTTCTACTGATAGGCATCATAAGATCCAAATAATCTACAAGTATCACATCTAATTTTGTGCCTGTTTTTATTTCATATTCTTTGATATAACTTCTCAAGTCGTTTGCGTTTTTACCACTTGCCATGTATTTGATTTGAAACTTACCTGCTTTTTTACCAAGCAATTTAACTTTCATTTCTACACCATCTAAATCTTTGAAAATTTCTCTAGCAGGAACATCTGTTAGCATTGAATCTAATCTCATTGATACAAGTGCTTCACTTAATTCAAATGAAACATAAGCAACATTCAATCCATTTAGCACCCAATTACAACCTAAGTTAGCAAGAAATAAACTTTTACCAGCACCAGATCCACCAGCAAATATATTCAACTCACCTTTGTTGAATCCACCAAACAATTTTTTATCTAGTGTTGCCCAGCCTGTGCTGACTTGTCCATTTTGATTTTTCAGTCCCATAAGTCTTGCTTTTGGATCATCAAAGTAATCTGTACCTATGTCTTTGTGTAGTCCTATTTGTACAGCCTTTTTAACCAACTCTTCTACTGGACCATATTCACCTTTTTCAAGCATATCAGCAGATTTCAATATTGCTCTTTCTAAACTTTTATGTCTAACAAAAGTTTCAAAATCATCTAACAACCAAGTAAAATGCTCTTCTGTTAAATTTTCTGCTTGTTTTAAATTAACATTACAAGATTTGTTTACAATATCATATGTCGGCAATGAATTATATTCTGCCACATACTTGTTAACAAAGTCTGCTGTCTCTTGAAGTTTTCTATCAAACAATGAATGATCAAATATAGATTGACAACGCACAAACGTTTCTGCGTCACCCAACATCATTTCGAGATACAGTTTTTGTATCTCATATCCATAATCTTTATTTTGTTTTACCATTGTCCTTATTATACCACATTTCGTTTGAATTGTCAATGTGCTTATGATATTTGGCAAGAACAGCACCTATACAACTTCCTGGATCTCCAGGATTTTTTGGCACCCATATGTCATCCCAAACTGATTCCAATTTAGTGACTGCTGTTTTGTTTAACGCACAACCACCAACCAAAATTATGTTTGATGTTTTGATATTCATTTGTATCCATGAACTAGCACACATCAACACTTGTTCAAAAATGTGTTGTGTAGTTGCGGCAATGTCTGCCATATCTTGTTCTGTGTTTAATTCTGGTCTCCACCAATTACAACCTCTGTGTAAATTAATTCTTGTTTTGAAAGGCATTCTTGTATCAACTAATTCTTCCATAAACATTCTGTAATACTTTCTCCAATTGCCTTTTTTGGCAAGTTGTTCAAACTTATGTTCTTCTGCATTTGCTTTTAGACCAACTCTTTGTGTCATTGCTGAATAAAATAGACCAATGCTGTGCGGATAACTTTGTGTGTATTTCTTTTCTAATTTGTTACCGTGTCCATGCCATATAGTAAAAGTTTCAAACTCTCCTATACTATCTAATACAACCACTGCGGCATTTCTATATGGAGAAGTATAATATCCATATGCGGCATGACTTTCATGATGATTTATGTATTCAATTGGTACATTGTGTATTCCTGCTTTACTTAAAAACTTTTTAATATTGTTTTCTTTCCATTTCCAACCTTGACCCGCTATCAATTGACGCATAGTTTTTTTGAAAGGTTTTTCATAAAAATATATCTTGGCAGGGAAGGCCCATTTAGGATTTGCTCTTACTTCTGCCATCAGTTTAGGACAAAGTGTAGGGTCTCCAGGTATACCGCTGAAGTCCTTAGACATTCCTGCCCATTTTAATTTCAAATGATAGTGATCTGTTAGTCCTGCTACTCGCCATTCCATGACAGCCAGACTGGCATCGTGATTGTTTCCTGTTACTCCCCAAATTATCATGTCTCTCCTATTTGTATATAAACGGGTCTCTCTTCTGTAATTCTCTTATCTTTTTCTTATACTTGATGTAGTTTACAAGTTTAGTGATAGGAAAAAACAAAATAGAAATCGCTTTTTTTAAAAAAATCTTTATGCGAACCATTTTTTCATCCTCAGTTTAGTTTTAAGTTGTGAATCTTCAGCATTTTTAATTATTGTGTATAATGTGTGAAGCCTACCATATTTACACACAGCATCGTTTACATCTCCGATATCTTGACTCCATTCAGGCATACTCACACTCCAGCCTGATTCCATCGCATCATAAACTAATTTTTGTCCTGCTTCATCTCTATCAGGAACCACAATCACGTGTTTACCTAAACTGTTTACAAGTGCTGTTTGTTGGTCTTTGACCTCACTTCCTAAAAGTGCTACACCATCTATGGCAATAGCATCAATGGGACCTTCTACAGCCACAATGTATTTTCTATCATCATCTTGAGCGTCTGTGTTAAAAACATATCCTGGTTGTTGCTCTGACAAATACTTTACTTTGCTTTCAACAACTTTTCTTGCTGTATAGCCAACAACTTTGGATTGATACGTAAATGGAATTATTAATCTATCTCTATAACCTGCTTCAGGACTCCAATAAAAATCATAATCATCTAGTGTTAATTTTCTTTTAGCAATGTATTCCATTACAGAAAATAAATCTTTATCAACACCACCTGGTTCCAAATCTTTATAAGTTGCCCATTCATGTATTGGCTTTGCTTTAGGTGGCAACTGTTTCATTACAAATTTTGGCAGTGTAACAATAGATTTAAAACCACTGTCGTCTGTTTTGTGTTGTAAAACTTGTAATGCTAGTTTTGTTATTACATCATCGGGAACATTTAACCATCTCATAAATTTTTTCATTTTATAAGATAAGTTTCTTCCTAATCTCCAACTTGTTTTGAATCCACAATTAAAGCAATGAAAACTTACACTTTCATCTGCTTTTGCTATCAGTCCGCCTCTTTGTCTTGTATCTGGTGTTGTACCATTATGCTCACAACAAGGAGCATTAAAAGCCAACCAACCGCTAGGAGTTTGTTTTCTTTTGGAAGGAAGATAAGTTTGTAAAACGTCAAGCACAATATTCATGCTTGTATTATAATTTAAAATAATGAAAAAGTCAATTAGTTTCGAACTAATATTTTGGTAACACTACCAGAACTTAATGTATGTTTGAATCTTAAATGACTGAACACGCCATTAAAATTTACATACTTGATTGTATCAGAATCAGTTGCTGTGAAAGTATTGATATCTGACCAATATGTTGCTCCGTTTATTTGATTATCAAGTGTGCCTTGTACAACAATGTCACCTATTGCTTCATCTAGATAATAAGCCACAGTGTGTAAAGCAGAATTACCATTAATTGTTGGTTCTGCTGTTACTGTTTCAGATAAAAATATACCAGAACTTGGATTATCTTCTGTGAACGTTGTGATTGAATATGAATTTAAAGGTCCTGGAAATTCTTCTGTACTGACATATATTATGCCTTTGTTTGTAAAATTTGTACCACTATGTAGGATAGTTTTAGAAGCATCAGAATCTTTTGAAAGATATACAGTGTAATGCATATATTGTGATTTAACATTTAGTAAATCATTTTCGCTAATTGTGACAGTGAAATGTCCTACTTTACTTGGTGTTGATGTTTCTATGACTGTGCCGTCCTTTTCAACAATCAATCTGTTTGATTCGTCATACAATTGAAACTTTGGTGTGTATGTGTTCAATATAGACACCGGTTTTTGATCTGCGTTTAGCACGTTGAACTGTATTGTGTTGTCTATTCCTCTGACTACATTTAAATTTCTTTGATACACTGATCTATACTCCGTTATTTCTCCTGCCAGATTCGCGGTAAGAGATACATTGTTATTTAATAAATATTTTGGCACAAGTTGCATAATCTTATGTATTTATTGATATTAAAATGCTGTTAAACGACATAGAAAAGAACTTCCCGTTCATATCGGTCGTCGAATACGGTGGAAAAGAGTACGTTGGTGTGATTAACAACCAAGACAACTCCATTACCTCGATGTATGTATATGAAGACATTCATGTGAATGCTAGAGAAAAATTTATGGGTTTATGTCAAACGTGGTGGTGGGAAAGCAACAGAATGATCCCAATTGGCATCTTTCTAAGGAAAGAATTAATGAAATTCAAGGACGTTTTAATGATGATGAATACCAAAGATGTCAGTGTAAAAATAGGTCCTGTAACAAGTCTTAACAATCTTGCTATGAAAAGAAGCAAGAGAAAATCAGTTCAATTAGTCCGAAAACCTAAGTAATCAAGTTAGTTGTTCGCAAATAAGATTCATGTGTACCACAACTGCGAATGCGTATGATGTTGCGTGTGATTTCTTAAAGAAGTATTTGTCATCAGTTGGTTTAACCCAAACTTCTTTCATTATTGTATCCCAATCTTTATTCAGTAGATATCTTTTGCTAGGTCTTATGATTGCCAAAACAGCCGCCAATTGTTCTATATTCTTGGGTTTAAGTTTCTTCAGTATTTCATTGTGTCCATTTAAATGAAACACTTGGTCACTGAAATCTTTTGCTTCAAGTAATTCCCACATAGGCTTTGTTGTCATAAGTTTATTCAAATGATCGTGGTCTTTAACATCTTTGTATATGCTTACATTTAAGCAGTCAATCTTAAAATAGTTTCTATCTTCAGCAGTTTCATAATCTAAAGTAGATAAGTTTGTTGCTGGATCATGCGGAATCTCTGTGAAGTATACGCCTGTATTATGCTTCTTGCCATTTTCTAATTTAGCAATTCTGTGCTTTAGTTTTTCTAACAACACATTTCTATCAGCAAAATCTATATCTATATCAAACATTTTTATAAAACAAGTTTACTATGTCCTCCACCTACTTCACCTTTTACCCAAACATTAAATGACAATGTATATCTTATATTGTTGGATTGGTTTACATTTACACTGTGATTTAAAAAACTTGGAAACATTATCAAATCCCATTTCTCAGGAGATATACCTATCTGCGATTGATGATAAAGATAACTTCTCTTTTGTGACACATCGAAATTATCTTTGTGATCTAATCTAACTGTGTCTGTACATATGTTAGTGTGATTCTTGTCTTTATGAAACACAATATCTGCTGTATCTTTACAATCTGTTAAAAACAATACTCCTGATACTAAACTGTTGCTATGATAATGCTCTTGTATGAAATGATTTTGTTCATATCTATTACACCAACTTGTTGTCATTACAAATTGATGTTTTGGGTGTATATCCAAATATCCATGCATAAATTCACTAACTTGATTCATTATCTCGGTTTTCAATGGTAGCAAGTTTTCTTTGTCTAATACATAATCATCTTTAGATATAAAAGAAACTTTGTGTGACCTTTCTTCATATTCTAATTTTGTTTTGATAAAGTCTTCACTTTCTTCATAAGGTCTTATCTTTGTTTTACATAGTGGTATACCAAATAATGGAACAACATTGTTTTCTGTAATCATAATTTTGCCTCCTTTACAATTTCTTTGACCATTTCAATATCTGCTGGCAGTCTTTTAAATCTTAATGCCCAATGAGATGGATCCATAACCGGATACACAATCTGTAATTGTTCGTCATTAAATTTTTTCATCATCTCTTTTCCGCTCTTACAATTTAATATTAACCAAGGACTTATTTTGCCATCTTTAATATCAATAACTGCTCTATTCAAACTAGCATATCTAAAATAATCACTCCACGGTGCTTCTTTTTCATCTCCCCAATCCATCATAGTTTTTATAGAACGTTCCATTGCTGTTTCTACTTTTTCTCTTAATATTAAATCACCTGCATATTTCAAATACATTTCTTCTCTACACCAGTGATCTAATTTTACACCCGATGTTACCACATAGTCAATATATTTGTGAGGATATAATGGTTTTACATTGCTGATAAAACTACCAAACTTAACAAATGCTGTATAATATGGAGATTTACAAAAGTCTTCGTATGTTTTTGGTTTGCTAGACTTTTGACATAGTTCATAGAATCTTACAAATGTTTGATATCCTAGTTGCACTCTACGTTCATCTTTTTGTGTAAATCTTCTTTTTTGTTCACACATATGTACAGTTAAAGTTTTTTCTTTGGCGAATTTTGCTCCACAGTATTTGCACGTGTAAAGTTTTTCAATCATTTTACTTCCTTTACTTTGTTAATCATCAGACCCACCATTTCATAGAATCCTGTTTTTCTATTCATAGTTAACATTTCATCCAATTTGATCGTTTGAAAATGTTCTTCAGTAATCTTTTTAGATTCTTCTGCGGGTAAAGAATTAAAAATATCTAATAGGATATAGGCATATCCAGCCGCAATCATTCCGTTGCTCCATGCTTTAAATTTATTATCTTCTCTGTCAACGTAAAGGTCAAATTGACATTGTTTTATTTTGTTATCAATTATTCGCTTGTCTTCGGACAAAGCATCATCATTTAATTTTGCACCCAGACTCATCATCCAATTGTAAACTTCAAGTTCATCTATGCTTTTAAGAGTTTCTATATGCTCTTTGTATTCGTTTAATTTTGTTTGGATTGTATCTTCCATAACTCCTCAGGATTTTTCATTGTTTTAATTTCCATTGCGTTGCCGTGTGGATCAGCAATGAACATTGTTTCTTGTTCTAGATCAGTGCCTTCGAATCTTAAGTACGGCTTGTCTATGAATTCTACATTGTGTTCAATACATCTTCTCTTTACTTCATCAAATGCTTCTCTAGACAAGTGTACACCAAAGTGTGGTACACTGACATTGCCCATGTCCACATTGTGTCTTTCTCCTTGCTTTTTCTTTGTAGGATCTGAGCCGTGTAGTGTCAATTCGTTGCCCCAAAAGTTTATATCTACCCAAGCATCTGGATACTTAAATTCACTGTTATGTTTTGTACACCCTAGCACATTGACATAAAAGTCTACTGCTGTTTTTAAATTGCCGGCCTCAATGGCTAAATGAAATCTGTTACTCATTAAAATGTTTTCTTAATTTGTTCTTTGGGCATACCCATATCTTCTGCTAATTGTTTTAATTCTTTTGTTGTGTTTATAGTTGCTAATAATTTTAATTCATCTTGCTTTTTAGTTGGATACAGTTTTTCTAAAAATTTTATTGCTTTTGCTGTGCTATTGCTTACTTTCTGTTTGTAACCAATCCATTCATGATATCTAATGCTTTTAGAAGTATTAGCAGTCATACACAAAAGATACCAAAGTAATTTTTTGTGTTTAGAAGATAGTGTAAAAAAGTTTTTATTATAATATTGATTTGTTTTGAATATCTGTAATTGCTTGTCTTCTGTTTTACCTTTTATAGCACTTACGTATCTATTCAACAAATAGAATGAAACTTGTTTGCGTTCATCATCTGACAATTCGTCCCACACGTTCTTGGCATTCATATCGATAGCCGCTAATATGTCTTTTAAAGGTAGTTTGTTTGTTTTTGTTACCATCTATTGTCCTTTATTAAATCATACATTAATTTTAACTTCTTTAATTGTATTTGTAAAGACTTGTTTCCTTCGTTTGCATAATCTACTATTTCGGAAATTTCTACTTCATTTAAATACCAATCCGGAAAATTTGGTTGTTCAATTAAAACACGTTCACCTTTCCCATCAATAGGTCTTGCGTACACAGTCGCCCCACCATCTGGACTTTCATAAATCATTGCTGTTTCTTTTTTCTTTTTTGGCATTAGAGCAAATTAGTGTATTCTATACTTTCACACTGTCTAGAAATATCTTTTACAAAAAATGCACAATCTGGACTTTTGTTATCAGTTAAAGGTGTAGATAAAAGTTGATTGTTTTTAATTTTTGGAAAGTACCATTTCACGTCATTATAAAAATTAACAACATTTACTTCGTAAAAGTCTGCTTTGAATCCATTTAACGGATTAAAAATAAATGCTGAAAATCCTCTGTCTGCTATACTAGTTAATGGTACAACTTCAACTGTGTTACTGTCTTCTTTGTCTCCTACTGCTATGCTCCAATCAAGCGGCATAGTTACTTCTTTGCCTCCTATTTCTAAAACTATTGCCGGAGCATTGAATGATTCAATGTAAATTAATGGCAAGAAAAAGAAATCAGGTTCTTTTGGATTACTGTTATCTAATACACTAAATGCCATGTCGTCTGAAACTGTTTGAGGCATTTTGTTTAGATCATATGGAATATTTTCCACTGTTAATATTTTCATTTGTCTGTTCCTTCCGAGAATGAATAAGTTATATCACTATGATCATAGTAAAAATATTGAGTGCCTGTCTTTGGTGCTTGGTATTTTGCCTCTAATGGGAAATATATGCCTGATGTAAATGATGTTCCGTCTTTGCTTTCTACTCCATGTAAGTGCCACGGATTGTCCACACTTAATATTGGAATATTAGTAGCATATGTAATAAATTGAGTACAAGCATCATGGAAGTTATCGTGTAACAATTTAATATGCGGGCCTTGATCTTTTTGTGTATTGCTGGCATGAATTATAAGAGCAACCTGTTCATCTTTTAGTTTAGAAGCAAGATTGTCACCGCCCCCATAGTAATTGCCTACAAGATCGTTACATATTAATGCTCCAACTTTTAACTTTGCTTCGCCTTTGGTCAAAGTAATCACTGGTGCTTTTGTTTCTTTTTCACAATCAGCATCAAAACTTACTAACTTTGTTTTCTTTGTTGAACCAATATATTCTCCTTCTTGGTTATAAAATCTTAATTGATTAGATTTAAATCCAAAGAAAGGACCGTTAATTTTATCTTTATCATCTAACCATAGTGTGCCTACTATTAAACCTAACTTGTTGCTTGAAGCATATTCTACTAATTTTGCCATTGCTTCTTCTGTTTCTTTACAAGTATTGATGTTGAAGGATTCGGCAACGTAACCACTCAACGCATTTTCTGGTGTGAACAAATAATCTACATTATTTTCTATTGCCCAATCACAAGCCTTTTTAATTGCTTCATAGTTCTTACCTACGTCATTTGTGACCGGTATTTGTGCTCCTGCTATTCTCATTTTCCTATCTCCCAACCTATTACTACACCGTAGTTTTCTTCGCCGTTATGTTTTTCATATGCAGGAGAAACAAATAAGCCTCCTGCTTTGTATCTAATCATTGGTAGTATATCCTCAGATTTATATCCTGTTACAAGTCCTAATTCAATATTCCAATACTCGTCTAATTCAAACTCCTTACCGATGTATGTGCTGATTCTATCTTCGGAGTTGTAAAATACTCCTGCTATATTATTGTCTACAGTGCATCTTGCGTGTGGGTGTACATTATTATAATTTGCTTCTAAACCAACGTGCATTGACATTGCTAAAAATAATCCTAAACAGTTCATTTCGTCCAATCTACTTTCTCTATCGTAAACGGATAGTTTGCTTCTTTGTAAAATTTTTTTCTATGCGTTAAATGTCTTTTAGCAAATTTACAACTAGATGTTAAGTCCCATATTTGAACAAAGTCTTTGTCTTTGGCTTTACGTATACCTCTTCCAATTGATTGTATAACACGTACAAATGACTTGCCCGGCTCTATCAAAATTAAATTGAATATTCTTGGTATGTTTATACCAACTGATGCTACACCATAAGTTGCTATAATCACTTTGTTATCTGAATCGCTTATCTCATCATATTGTTCTTTTCTATCTGCTAACTTTGTTTCTCCTTGTATGAAGACACTGTCATCAATGATCTCAGCAAGTCGTTTACCCGCTGTAAGTCTATCTATTAACACAAGAGTATTTCCGCTGTCTTTTATTTTGTTAATTAATTTGCCAAGGTATTCTAATCTTTTGTCGTTGGTCACAAGATATTTTAATTCTTCTTGATAATTTTTATAAACTTCTGTGTCTATTAATTGTACAACATTCACATGACATTTAGATAATACGCCTTTATCTTGTAATTCTTTTGCTGAAATTTGATTTACAACAGGACCAATACTTGCTAATATACTTTGAAATTCAAATTGTTCTTTTGGAATAGTGCCCGTTAATCCCCATCTAACCGGAGCATTTTTAAGATGCTGTGTTAATAATTTTTTCAATACTTCTGCTTTTGCTTGGTGTACTTCGTCAATGATAACAGTTTTAACACCATCTAAAAAATCTGTTAATGTAAAAACAGATTCACCTGCTTTACCTTTTTTATCTAACACGTTTAAACTTTGCCAAGTACAAATTGTGTGTGTACGATTTAATTCTTTTCTATCTCCAAAGTAAACACCAACGTCTAATCCTACGTTAATATAGTCTTCTTCAGTTTGAGTTACAAGTCCTTTGTTTGGAACAATTACTAAAGTACGTCCGAACTTTTCGCAAATGCTACTCAGTGCCGCTGTGATAATAGTTTTTCCAGCGCCTGTGGCAACTTCTTGTAAACTTTGTGGTTCTTTAATAAAATTGTTGATAACATCGACTTGATAATCACGCAGTTCAATTGGTTGACCTTCGCATAAATGTCCTTTGGGCCAAGTCTTAGCACTAAAATAATTTTTGTCTACTTGATCAAATGTTAAGTCAAATTTTTCTCTTTTATCATTAACTTCTTCTATCTCAACTCCAGATTCGTGAAGATATTCTATAATCTTATCTAAATGATTCACATAACCGTTACCACCTAAACCAAAGAAACCAACTTTACCATCCCAGCGTCCTAGTTTATATTGAGGAAGATAACGAGCATAAGGAACAGCAAATTTAAATTTGTTAGCAATTTTTCTGCGGACATCCACAGGTAATCCTTCAATCTTTACATTGACTTCATCTGTGATTACAATTTTACATCTCATATAGTGTCTGCTCCAACATGGATTTGATTCCAATAACTGTCTTGTCCATTAATTTGTAATTGTAAATCAATGGTGCCAATATATTTGTCAACCTTTGTATAACTTCTGGTACTGTCTCCAATTAGTACTGCTTCAGGTTCCCATTCAGATGTTAGCAAAGGCTTTGGAATCTTCTTACTTGTAATATACACTATTTTTGTACTTTTCGCAAGTGAATTATTTAATCTGTTGTCTTTAATGTAATCGTTAAATTCTTTACCAAAAGTCGTTCCATTTTTACATCTTACTAATACACTAACATCTTTATCATCAACAATATTTTTAAACAGTTTATGTGTTTTGTGTAAATCTTTCAAACTATCTTTTTCGGTTGTACCAGATAATACCACCAATAAAGGAAAACGTCGTAGTTCACTTATTGTATTAATAATTTGTTCGTAGGGCCATTTTTTTGTATCTAAATTAATTCGGGCATATGTTCTGTGTAATATTGCGGTACTCAAAGGAGATAAATCTTTACTTGATTCTTTTAACATATCCTTATCAAAATATTTCAATCCCATTTTTTCTTTTCTGTCAAAATAAAGATATAAATTTTCATTTACTGGATCACCAAAATATTCTTGATAGTAATTTGTAACTGTTTCTGAACTATTTTGTATTTTGTAATTGTAGATTCCTGGAACGTATTCACTTTCTTTTTTGTAAATTTTTTCACATTCATTATATACATCTAATAAAATAGGATCAATGTCTTTTATTTTATTTTTAAATTTACCAATCAGTCTATGTACAATTTTTTCTGTGTAAGGCAAAATATATTTGTCTTTTAATTTTTGTGAATAAAATCTACTGTTTAAAGGTCCTAGTAATTTTCTTACTTCGGTAATCTGTTTTGAGTAAGTCATGTTGAATGGAAATCTTGTTACCACAACTTTGCTTGGAGTAAACCCTGACCAATACGGTTCTAAATAATTAGATCCTTCTTCAATTCTTATGTATTCGCTTCTGTCTAAATGTCTTAAAGGTTGTCTTAGATTGTTAACACTGTTTTCTAAATCAATTCCCCTCATTCTAAATTGTGATTTATATCTGGTAATTAATATTTTTTTTACAGCATCTAGTTGTCTATCAGTTAATGCTGTGCCTTTATAAACTTTTTTAGCAATATCTGTAATAATTTTTTTATCACGGTCTAATAGAATAAATGCTGGCGTAACCGCTTTGGCAGAAAATCCTGCCATTAATTCTAAACACTCTTCTATGGTAATTGAACGCATACCATTATTATAATAGATTTTGGTTAAAAAGTCAATCTGGAAAAAGGAATGCCTTGTGCTATTTCTTCAATAGTCCACTCAGTATGTGTGTAATCATTCAGCCATTGCTGTCTATCGGGGGTCTTTGGGCTGGCAATGGTGCTGAAATCAGAGTTTCCTACATCATATGCTAGGCTTTCTTCACTGACAAAAGCAGGTATTCCATTCAATACAGCATGAATTCCTGGGTTACTGCTGTGACTTATCACTGCCCAAGCATTGGCAAAATTTAGGTCAAAATCATCATATGTATTCTTAATCTGTCTTGGTATTTCATAACCTACGTTGTCTAACACAGGCATAGTTTTTAAAGGACATCTAGGATGAGGTCTCACAACAATTTTTCTATCTGTATATTGTCGTATTTTTTCAACAGTGTCTTTGACGTATTTTTCTAAAGGAGGCATACTTGCCCACTGTTCGCTTTTGTCGTGTTGTAAACACAATAATATATGATCTCCTTCAGTACGCCAAGGACGCAATGATAATTCAAACTGTTTTACTCTTGAGTCATTATTATTCAACGGACCAAACTCTCCTGCTCTGTTGATTCCGTTTATTCCTACTTTCCATGTTATATTTCTTTTGATGCCACCTACTTCTATAACAAGCACTTTTCTATGTTGTTGTCTAAATGTGTTCCAAATAGATTTGTTTTTCATCATTCTGCCATTCCATAGCAGTGACCAGATTACAGGTATATCTGTATCTAAATTATTTTCATCAACACTGTGTCCTAATCTATTAAGACCTGCTTTGACTGCCTCCCAGACTAAAGGACTGTTCAGAGGACCATTGTTTGTGAATAGACTAAACTTCATTCCAGTAAGATTCAGCACGATTGGATATCAAATCTTTTTTTTGACTTTTACCTTTTGTTTTACGTGCTCCTTTCATGTGATCAAAATAATTTCCCAATACTGAATTAATTAAAGGATGACCACCGCCTCCTGTTTTAGCAGTTTTGTTGTATATGCCTGTTGAATAATCATAAAAATTTTTATCTAAAGGAGTTAGTTGATTTAATATTTTTCCAAACACAAAACTATCATGCCATTCGTCTAATTTAAAAATACCGTTGTCAGCATCTTCATACATACGTTCAAATTCAGATAAGAATCTTTTACAAGTTTCGGTCTGCGTGTTTAAACCATAGAAACCGCACTCGGGCCATGTTTGTGAACCTTTACCTCTACCTACAAAAGTTATCCATTTATCATTTGGGAGTAAATTTTCAAATTGTTCGTAAGATATAGGACTATGTACAAATGTATCTGCATCAATCCATACTGTCCACTGATCATCTGTTCTTGTTACAGCATCAAACACAGCATAAACTTTGTTGGCAAATCTTATTGCGTCCCATTTAAATTCTTTATGATGATCTCTTGGTCGCTTTTCTGGGAAAGGACATTTACCATTTGCTTTAGGAACATTACCCCAACGTGATTTAAATTGATTTAATTTTATAAGTTCTTTAGCATCTATTATTGTTATTTGTTTATTATCTGGATTTACAGGTGTACAGTTTTCTGCGTACACCAATAATTTAATCTTTTTATCTACATTTTTAGCAAAACTATCTATGAATCTTTGTCCATATAAGTCTAATCCAGGTTTATGAAAAGTTGTAAGTGTTGTAATCATTTGACATACTTCCTTAAATGTTTCCATGCCAATCCTGATTTTACTTCATCTAGTGTCCAATGTATTTGTGCAAGTCTTCTAATCCATAATTCTCTGTCATACGGAGTAGGTGAATCTAAGTCTTCCCATTTAACTTGATTGACTCCGTTTATCTGTGCTCTCTCTGGATCAGTAACTAGTGTTGGGATACCTTCAATCACAGAAGCAACAGTAGGACTAGAGTTATGACCAACTACCGCATGAGCAAGTGCAAATTCATCTATAAGATTTTTTGCACCACTTATTTCAATATTTTGATATTTTGGCTGTCCACTGTTTATCCATTGTCTCACAAGTGATGCCCATTGCGATGATGCTTTGTCACCAGGGTGAAATCTAATTCTTATTTCTTTTTTTGTAAATTTTCTAATTTGTTCAATCACGTGTTGTAACCAAACATTTACTTTTAAGCCGTCCATGCTCCAGCCACCATCTCTTTGACAACAAACTAAAATATATTTTCCTCCACTCAATCTCCATGGTTTTAAATCTATACCTAAATCTTTTTTAATTACTTCCCAACGTTGTGGATCTGGATTGTCCCAACAATATTCTGCTGTGTTAGGAAAAATTCCATCATAACCATATCGTAAATAATTTTTTGATTGCTTGGGATCAGCATACAAAAATAAACTAGAGTCTACAATCATAGTGCGTTTGTTTCGTTTTTGCTGTTGTTCAAACACAGTTTTTCTTAACATAAGATGTCTATGTTTTTGAGGTTGCTGATGTACAAATCCTTGTAATACAGAAACATCTGCAGGTATTAACTGCCAAGAATTGCTTATTACTCCTTTGTCTCCGCAGGCATTAACACCATCGATAAAGTTTTTTATTATTAAAGGCTTTTGTGGTTTTTTATTCCCAGGAGGAATAACCTTCATGTAGGCTACAACATTTATCATAACAATTTGTATCTCTCCATAATCCTACTTGCTTCTCCGGAACCAAGTTCACTTACATGATATTGGCAGTATGCTAACCAATGTTGCCATTTGTGTACTTGATCTCTATCTGGATAAAAAGGTGTTTCTATTTTACTTAAATCTTTAGATGTAACACTGTCAGCCGCAGTTTTTTCCATTGTAAAAGCAGGTACTCCTACGCACACACTCTCTATTGCCGCAATAGATTGATAAGTTACAGTTGCATATATTTTTTCTTTTATTAGATATTTAGGCACACTACCTTCGCCAACTCTTTCATGCCTTTTACCTTTGTCTCTTACAATTATTTCTCTATCAGTGTGTTTCTTCAATGTTTCTATTGTATCTGCGACCCAACGATCTCTGTCTATGTTATAAAACTTGCAAGGCTTTTCACTTGGAGTTACAAGTAAAATTTTGCCTTTATGATTTTTACGCCACTCTACAAATTCCAATTCCGGACTTCGTGATTGTATTTTACGCCAACGATCGTCTGGGGCGTCAAACACTGTGCTATGTTGTACGTCATTTTTAACTACTCTATGATATAATTTTGTTTTAATAAGATTTCCAACATATCCTGTATCAATATAATAAAAAGTTCTACCGGATTGTTTACAGTCTCTTATTATTTTTCTTTTGGCTAAACTTCTAAAACTTACTGTGTTATCTAGTGATGTTTTCTTTATTTCTTCGTAAGGAAGATAATGGCTACCTAATCCTTGGTTCCAATGTTGTAATATCTGATCTTCCCCATCAAAATAGTAGTGCATATCATTTGCTCATCATGGTGTTGAGATATTTTTTCCAAACATCACCGTATTCGCAATTACGATAATTTTTGAACCACGGGCCGCCTTCAGTGTAGTGTAAGGCTTTCGGCTCACCATCTTGTGGCTCTTTGTACCAACCCACAAGCCAATTCCATTCATGCGACAGTGTGCCTATTTCTTCATCTTTTAACCAACTAAATCTGTGAAAATATGCTCCATCATAGTTTGGATTGTTTACTAAATCTACTGATAATTTTTCATTTGATTTGTGTCCACAGTTGTATAGCACAACAGAACTCCAATTTTTTCTTGGATACACAGTTTGTTTTTGTCCGTCCATTTTGATTCCTGGCTTGGGTGTGTAGTCATGTTTGACACACATTACAGCATACTTGTCATCTGCTTGGTCAAATAACTCTTTTATATCAGTTGTAAAAACTATATCGGAATCACAAAACAATGCCCAACCTTTATAATTTTCTAGTGCTGGTATTAAAAATCTTGTGAATGTAAATTCTGTTGAGGCTAGTTTGTCTAATTCTCTCCAATACCATTTATCTTGTCGCAATGATTGTTGATTCAATGGAACAACTTGAGCATCTGAAGAATTGCTGTATATTGAATGTTCACACACTTGATAGGCAATGTCTTCTCTTGTGTCATATCCTACGTATATTTTCATGGTGTATTGTTTGAAATATTTATTGGTAAATTTATAAGGAAGTAGTAGATTTGATGCCTTGTGTTTTGGTAAAGAATGGTTTGTAAACATACAACCAATTACACAACTGCTTACACATTATGGCGTCGTTGGGCCACCAACCTATACTGTCTTGCTTTTGTATTATGTCTCTTGCCGCCCAAGGAGTTATTACATAAGCAGAATGACCTGGCAGTCCTTGCGGAATATTTTCAGGTGCAACCCAAGGCACCTCATTAAATCCTTCTTTTAATTTGTTTGAATAATCTTTTGATTTAAACGTTGCACCTTTTGGGTCATTTATACTGTATGCTCCTACAACTTTAGCAGACGTTTCTTGTGCTGTAAATTTACGTGTGAATAAAGCGTCATGTTCTAATATCATAATAGGTTCGTTCATAGACGCACACATTTGCCATAATCTAAAATGACTTTGTGCCGCGGCTATGCGTTTGTTATTGTCATAAGTTTTGTATGGTTTTAGAAATAAATTTGTTTTAGGACAAGTAATTTTTTTGCCTGTGGGCCAAGTCCACGCAACAGGAAAAATTGTTTGTGGAGTAGTGGCGTCGAATAGTGTGGCTTCTATATCACTTTCTGTGTCTTGTATACTCTGTAAACAGCGTTCAGCATAGGATAAACTCCATGCGTCATTCATTAATGTTATTATAAATGCTTTCATTTGTTAATTTTTAAAATAAAACTGTCAGGAATTTTTTTACTGCTATAATCATATTCTGTAACTTTGAACTTATTAATTGATTGTATTAATTGGTTATATTTTTCTATGGTAAAGTCTTTTGGATGTTTTTTAACCCACCAGTGTGACATATTGTTTCCTTTGTCCAGCATCCATACATCTTCAATATAATATGAACCTGTAGGTTTTAAAAAGTCAATCAAATTTTCAAAGGTCAATCTCTGACCTTCAGGTGTGTGTAGTCCATCATCAATGATCAAATCGAATTGAATATTTAGATTTTTAAAATTTGCTTTACAGTTTGTTGAAGTACTATCAACCTTGAACCATTTTACACGATTATTTTTTAAAGCAGGAACTTTCTCTGGAGCCACTCTTTCAAATGTGTCTGCTGTGTAAATTTTTGCTTGGGAAAAATAATCAAGCCAGGATTGAGTGCTTTCACCTTTGAAAGTGCCAATTTCTAATATGTTAATTTGATCATTTTTAAATTTGTCAAAATCTTGTTGATACAATTCATAATATCTATGCTTTGTTGCTTTATCGCATTTGTTTTTTATAAAAATTTCTTTTAAACTCATTTTATTTCTTTCCTAATACCGTGTAGCCTGCATTCACTGTGTGCCTATAAACAAGTTTCCAGTCTTGATTAGACGATAAAAAATTATTTACAGTTTTCCATAATCTTGGAAATAGTGTCGTATCATGTAGAACAATAGTGTGTGCTGTCCACGGAGCATACTTGTTTAATTCTTTTGCCACGTGTTTTGCGTTATGATATCCGTCTACTAAAAGCACTTCAGTTTTTTTATCTATGTTGTATTTCAGTGAATCAGTCTGAATCATTTTAAATTCGATTTGATTTTGTTGTGCGTGTGTTTCAAAAATATGTTTATGTGGATTAATATGAACAAAGTCAAGGTCAATAGTTTCAACATATGGGATATTGTTCATCAATGCTGTAGATGTAGAAGCACCCTGAAACGTACCTATTTCTCTATAAGATTTACAATTTTTTGTTAATCTAGAAATTTCGTCTAGATAATCTGTGTATTGTTCGCCATGTGCTTTTTGTAATTGTTGTTTTAACGAAGTTTGATACTCAGTGATGTTTGTTGCTTCTTTAAGATTTGCTACTATCATGATATACCTTCCACGTTCCATTTTGATCTTGCTGAATTTGTAATATGATATAGTTGTTCGTCACTAAAATAATCTGCACCACGCAATTGAACATGAACAAATTTAGTAGATGTGTCCCTACTATCATTAATTGTATCTTGTAATGCTAAAGGACCACAAACACCGTGGATATAATTATTCCATCCATTATGCATTTCAGTGTATTCACTATGCGTCACCATCATGGCATGAAAATAATTTTGATCCACTCTATAGAATCTACCTAAGCCACAAGATTTAATATAATGCATATATTCTTTAAAGGGTACAAATTTTTCTCTAGCGAGTTGCATACCTTTCTTTGTGAACATCACCATACCAGCATTATATACTTTGAGATGACCGTCGGAATCTCGAGGCATAGTCGCACCGTATTTTGATTTAATTGCTTGAGCCCAACGTTCATCACTTTTCTTGTTTATGTTTTTACCTATAGTTGTAGATTCGCGATACTTGCCTTGGAAGGGTTCAGTACAGATGCCAAAGTCTTTAATTGGCTCGTCAAAAATATTTGCTGTCAAATTCTCGACTGGAAAAACATCTAAATCAATTACACAGACTTTGTCGTATTCTAAAAATGAATCATCTAACATAGGGTTCAACCATTCAAAGTACATACCGTTTTTACCTTTAACATACTTGCTGGCAATATTAGGATCTATATCTAATCTGTAATCTGCTCCAATGCTTTGTGCATATTGTCTAAAAAGTTTTTCACTGTATCTACAACCAGGTCTCATCTCACCAGCCCACACTTGATAAATTAAATTTTTCATTTTATTTGCTCTGCTAATCTTACGTCTATAATATCTTTTGGTTCATTCCGTATTTGCTTCATATTTTTTATAACTTCAAGAGAAACATATTTAAATCCATTGTAATATAGATGATGCTTTGGATTATTAAAAATATCATCTAGAGTCAATTTATACAGTGTTCCCACATATTGATTATGAGAGTCAGCAGGTGGATTATTGTAATAAATTTTGTCTATATCTTTACAGTCTCGTAATCCATATAATGATAGGACTGTTGAACCTGTGATTATTTCATTGTCATTTGGTTTAATGTTAGTCATTAGTTTTTTGTAATTGGGAAACAAAACGTTTTTCCTATTATTAAGAAAATGTAGGCTATTGTCATTGAATACTGTTTTTGCTATGCGAATTGTGTCTTCATGATAGTCATTAATGTGAACAGAATGATTACCAACTTTGAATAATGCTCTTATCTCTTTTTTCATTTCTTTTACAATTTCAAGATTTTGTGCATCTATTAACAGAAAGGTTACATTGTTATTTCCTCTGAAACACTGTTTACATTTTTTCATTATTCCTTTTTCACTTGCCCAACCATCAGAAAGATATATTTCTTTTATTAAACCAAGTTGTCCTGTGCGATTTATTACTTCTGATGATTTGTAAAATATATTAGAATGTTTCTTAATTATATTGATTACTTCATCAAAGCGTGAATGGGCAATAGGAAACAAACATATAACATGAGTATTGGATTTTAGTTTAGCATACTCCAGTGCAGTTCTTTGTAACATATGCTTATGTAACCCTTTATTTAAAAAGACTCTATAATCGGCTTCAATGGGATAATTTTCATCTGAATTTGTACTTCTAGTATTAATAGGTCTTTGATGATATAATGCGGCGGCTAATCTATGAGCACCATTGGCAATATGTCCGTCAGGATTTACTGGAACTGGTTCATCGACTGTGTTATTAATAATTGATTTAAAGGCATTGTCAAATTCTTCAAACCCATTCTTTTTTGGGTTTCCTTCCTTAAAGCCATTCCAAATTCTGAGATGTTCTTTGTAGACACTTTTATAAAATTCACTTGTTAGATTCTTCGCATACATATATTTGACAACGACGTCAAATCGTTTGTGCGTTAACAAATCATTTGGGTTCATTTTTTTGATCCTATAAAAAAAGCACCGTTAGATTTCAGTGGTGCTTGAATTATGTTTACTGTGAAATCTTTACTCATGCGTTCTTTTAAACTACTAAAATATTCAAAGTTGTCAATACCGTCAAATATACTATTGTAAAGTATCATTACATGGTCATAAAGATAATACTTTTTTTCAAGAATATTTCTATCAGAAAGAGGCATTTCATTAATACTATGAAATCCAAAAAGAATGCTTTTACTAACTGGATTTAAATCTCTAATGCCGATAAAATTTGGCATATCAAGATTATGTTGCTTTATATAATATTCTTGTATTTCATGCATCACTGGAAAATCGGCTATATCAAAATTTCCTTTGTATCCTAACAACTTTGCCATTCTATAGAAATTACCATACCCGCCTCCAATATCGGATATATGATTAAAGTCTGTTATCTTTAAACCAAGATGTTCTAGCATCACCATTAAGTAATGACAATGCTGAGCAGTTCCTTGACTGACTCCTTGGAATAGTTTTGGGCCACCAACTGTTGAATCAAGAACTTTAGGTAAGACTTCATTCAAAAAATATTTGTCTTTCTTAACGTAATTTAAATGAATTAATGTATTTTTTCTTTGATTTGGACTGATTGTTTTTGAAATAGTTTTATGCTGTAGGAAGTTTTCTTTATTTCTAAATTCAAATTGAATACTTGTTAACATCCTTTCCCATAAGGTCATACTTCATGCTCCAGAGCATCTATACACATATCAGCAACTGATTTAGTTTGCTTAAAGTAAATTGATTTATCTGGTACAGTTGATATAGCAATATCACCTAGTCTTCTTCCTTTTTCAACGATATGTAGATTTTTCTTTGATACGTTACACATTGTATCAATAACTTCTCTCACAGATACACCTTCTGGCGATCCAAGACAATCTATAACTCCGGTTGGTTTATTTTCTACAACTTTTTGTAGAGAATCAACAATGTCTACTACATGAGTATAATTCCTAATACAAGTTCCATCGCGAGTATCATAATCAGTACCAAAGATTTCAAGTGTATCAAATTTTCCGTTTGCCACTGCCGCGGCTTTTCTTATTAGATGAGAATATTTGGTGTCAAATTTATTAAAGCCGTCATTACCACACACATTGTAGAATCGAACGAGACTGTAATTCTCTTTAAACTGTTTTGTAAGTAATTCGCCACCATACTTTGTAGTAGCATATGGTGATGCCGCAGGGTCAAATGCTGAACCTGTAGAACAATAAACAAAGTGATCACATTCAGCAAAGTCAATTACGTTCTTTGTACCAACTACATTCGTTTCATAATATAACCAAGGATTTTTTACTGACAAAGGCACTGAACCCATTGCTCCAATATGCACTACTTTGTCAAACGACATCTTCATTGGCGAAGGTTTACGAAAGTCCCAATCAATAATTTGTGATGAATATTTTTCTATGTTATTTTGATTAAAATTAAAATCAGTAGCGACTACTTCATGACCATGTTCTGCCGCAACTTTAACATAGTGGGCACCGATGTATCCGGTTGCACCTGTTACCAATATTTTCATTATATCTCCTTGTTGGAAAATATTTATGTGCCACTATTTGACATCATCGGCACAACTGATTACTCAAAAATTCCTTCTTTTTTCAGTTGTTCAAAAACTTCTAATTTAGGAACTTTTGGTCCTGCGTATTTAAATTTGTGTCTGATATGTATCATTTTTGCGTTTTCATATCCAGGAAAACAATTTCCCCAACACCATTCTTCTGGCACATCTATTTGTTTTAAACCGGCTAGAGTTGCTAATCTGTGAATTGCTCCCTCATCATTAAAATTTTTATTGAATATTTTCAGTTCTTTATCCACTATAAATTTTCTTAATTGTTTTCTTTGCTCATTGGTAAATTTCCAAAATGCTCCACCCCAAAAAGGACCATTTTTATCTGTAACTGATCGATATTTTTTACCTTTACACATAGCCTTGAAAATATCTTTTTGTACTTTTGAATTTAATCCAACTCCTGGTACATGGAACACATTTTCTTTAACATTTTTTACCACAAACATATCTAAATCTACCATTAATGTATCTTGATATTTGTCAAATCTTTTGTCTAACATTATTAATTTTTGATAACATGAATGTAACTTTGGATGAAACTGGTTTCCTAAAATTAATTGATATTCAGCACCACAATGTTTGGCATATTTTTCCATATTTGCTTTAGATGCCAATTCTAGAGGTCCTAGTTCTCCTGACCAATGTTGTAATATTATATTTTTCATATTTTTCCTAATAATTCTTCTATGTTTTCACCGCGGTTGGGTAAATGATCTCTTAAAAAGAAGTGTGTGAAGAAACTTTCTTGTTGTCTATCCTTCGTTACTGCTGTGTATAATGAGTTCCAACGCCAGTCCATGTTTTTACATTTCATTTTTTCTTTTTTTACAAACCAGTTCAACAACATCTGATCTGTGCTCCATTTGTAAAATCCAACGCCATCAACAAAATCCTTAAATTCAGGTCTTGAAATAAATTCTTTAGGGGTTTGTCCTTTCAAATATGTAGCGAATGATTTATTCATCACCATTAGACCCATGTTATAAAATTCTGCTCCTAAATTATTCCAACGCCAGTCAACATCTTTCAGATTTGTAAAAGCACTACGTGAATATTTGGTAATTTTGTTTTGATATTTAGGTGTTAATGGTAATTCTCTTTCAGCAACACCACCGAAGTCATATTCTTGTGGTAAGTCTAAAAATATATCAGGTGCAGTTGACTTTATGTATATGTCGCTGTCCACTATGGCTATCTGATCGTATCTATCGAAATATTCAAAAGCATTTTCTTTCTCGTAGATAGGCAAATAACCTAATTTTTCTACTGCTTGTTTGCTTCTACCTGTTCTATTCAAGTCAGGACGTATTCTTAGTTTGGGTTCAGTCAGAACAATGTGATCTATACTATATTTTTTACAATATTTTGCTACACTATCAATACAAGTTGTATAAAGTTTGCTTGGTTTACCCACACTAACTTGAAATATTAACTTTTTCATTTTAAATCCTTTGTAAAACTGAATTTTTTCTGATCAAATGTTACTTTATTAGATTTATCAAAAACAACGTCCAAGATGCCTGAGTTCAGACACCAATCTGCTGGCATGGCACCTTGTGTTTTTACAAAATTAATCAATTTTTTTGCACCTTCCGGCTTCAAACAGTATGCTCTAGCACCTTCCCACCATTGTCCTACTGGCATTGGTTTAGCAGGTTTAAATCCTTCAAATTTTAAAACATCATTAAAACTTTGGTCTATCGAAAATGTTTTTTTGAAAACAACATCATGTTCAAATATACAAATTTCTTGATTTTCTTCCACACATTTATTCCATAATTTGTATTGACTTAGAAAACATCCTTGTGTACCTGGTCGAGATAATAATCTTACACATTTTTTGTTGTGCGGGAAAATTTTTACTCCATAGTCGTCTAAATTTTCTTTTGTGCCGTCTACTCCGTCATACAATTCTAATTGCCATTCAAGTTTTGTACCAGTGTCCAAAGCATGATTGGCCCATTCTATAGAGTTTCCATGATTTTTTAAATGTATAATATAACCTTTAGGATTTGTCATGTTTTTTTGCCATTTCTTTGTGAAATTTTAATTTTTCTTTATCTTTGAACCAAGCGTATTTTAATGACTTGTATCTAAATCCATATTTTTTTGTGCCTTTTGCTGTACTGAAAATTTCACCTCCTGATTTAAGTCCCCAACTGTTCCATTTGTATGGTATTGAAACAAACTCCCGTGCATCTAAAAGTTCTTTCAGTATATGTTGATCAACAAACCAGTAAATTGGTTTTTTGAATGCTTCGATCATACTACTCGATAATTCTTTTTTAAATTTATCTCCAAGATCACCTATTCCAGGTGTTACACAACTAGCAATGTACACTTTTGGGTCTTTAGGTTTACGCATTGCCGCAGGCTCTGTGGTAATCTCTTTAAATTCCTGCAATGGTACTCTTACTCTAGCAAGTCCGTCGGCATCTAATTGTAATACGTGTTGATTTTTAGTAAAAAATTTATCAAAGTAAAAAAATCTTGCACTAGAAAGATAAATTTTTCGTTTTAATTCATCATCAGTGGTTGTGTTACAAATTTCTGGACCTCTACCGAACATTGGATGGTCTTTTGCCAGCGTGAATTGGTCATAAAAACCTTTATCATGAATCTCGTAGGTGTATGTAATATTTTCATCGTCTATCAAATTTTTTAATTTATGTGTTTGATCATATTCATAAATCATGTGGACGTGTACGTGTATATGATTTTGTTTATTCAAAGTTAAAGTACTTTTTGCCAAATATTGACCATGTTCAGCCCAGTATTTTGGGTCACAACTAAAAAACAACACGTGTGATTTGTTTACCGGTAAGTCTCCTTTAATTTCTTGATGGTCAAACAGCATTTCTTGTCTCTTTCATTTGTATTTTCTCTTCTGCAGTTGGTCTACAAAAAGAACGAGTACCTTTCATCCTTTTAGAGTCCCAAAATTTAGGATTTATTCTACAATAACTTGTATTTGAATACGTTAGGGAACAACTGATACTATTCATAGCAACATCAGGAGACAAAGCACCTGCGGCCCAAACCCAATCTATTAATCTTTGTGCACCTTGAGGTTTAACAATATATGAATGGGAACCTTTGATGTGTGTTTTATTATAAAGTTCTAAACCTGATGCAGATGGACGTTTTTTCATAAAAATTGTGACATCATCGCCTCTATCTTCTTGTACTTCCTCATCGTAGTTTGATGTTAATCTGCTTAACCAATCTAAGTTGCAGACTTCAGTAAATTTTTCTGTAATTACACTAGGTATAGGACGAATTACAACGGCATCGTGTTCAAGGACTAAAATAGGCTTCTTAATAGCAATACATTTTTTCCATAATAACAGATGTGATATTAAGCAACCAATCGTGCCTTGATTTAATTTTTTTATACGTTGATTAAATTTAAAATATTTTAAATTGTGCTCTCGCCATGCTGAATCAATTTGATTTCCATGTACAGCAGGAAATATTTCAGGATTCAATCCAAATTTTTTAGCAGAGTCCATACATTCTTTTGCTAATGTTTCGCTGACAGTATTTCCCTGCATTGTGATTATGTATGATGGAATATTCAAGTTCATTTTGAATATTTATTGGAATGTTTTTTGGTGATATGTTATATAGAAGCGTCTTCCATACCAGCAACTCTCAACTTGACTATGTTAGTCATTTGCCATTGCTTTTGGTCAAGTCCTTTTGTAATACCTAACCATTTATTTCTTAACAGTGCGAATTCATTGATAATTTTTTCATAATCAACAACATCAGACTCACCGTCTACATATTTTTCAACGTCTCTGCTGGATAATGCTCTTTGATAATTTTCTAAATATTTTTTGAAATGTTTTGAACGTAATCTACGTAATTCTATGTTCATGTATTGTAGTATTGCTTCAATTTCTTGTAATTGATTAAATCTTTGTTCTACAATACCAGGCATATCTGCTGATGCTTTTTCAATATTGCCTCTAATTCTTATTTCTGATTTTGCTTGTTCTAATTCGTTTTCATAATGTCTGATGGCATCAGGAATAACACCAATATCTTTTGCTATTTTCTGATACCACCCAGCCATTAATAATCCTCTTCTTCGGAATCTGTATCTAAATAATATTGAATTGCTTTGTCTAGATCGTCATCTGCTCCTAAGGCATCTTGAAAATCTTCATCTCCAACACCATAGTCTGCCATCAAATCTACAAATTTTTCAGCAACTACTTCGACAGGTTGTTTTCTATCCATGTACTCTCTAAAAAATTGCCAAATTTCAACTACTTGAGTTCCTTCAATCATTTATTCCTCAACTGCGTTAACGGTTTCTTTTTCAGTTTCATTAGAATCAGTATCAACAAATTCCTTCATAATATTGTCCAGCAATTCTCCACCGCTTTCCCAAACTTTACGATATTCTTTTGTTTCTGTTCCTTTTGAATCAACATATTTAAGTCTGTTACCGTCTTTTACTAATATACCTTTTTTCTCAAAAAGATCTACAAGTCCTGAGTAAGGATTCATTCCAGTTTCATATGGAATTTTTACTTGTACGCCTTCAAAAGGTTTAGCATATCTAGTTTTCATAACTTTACAGCCGGCTCTGATACCTCTTACATCAGTAACTTTGTTACCATCTTCATCTTCTTTTAGTTTCAATTTTTTCATTGCTACTACAATTGAAGAAGCATAGATAAATCCTTGTCCACCTGATATCTTATCATCTGGATCAAACATATCTTGCGATGCGTATGTGTGGTTTGTAGCAACAAGTCCTACATTATGACTACCAAACATATTAACACAGTTTCTTACAAGTGCTGTAAGTGCCTTAGGTTTTCTACCCATGTCACCTTTCATATCACCTTTTGTAAACTGATCTACATCTGTTGGAGTTAACAACATACCCAAACTATCAATAACAAATAATACTTTTGGTCTGTCTTCGTCACTCATTGCTTTATAATCATCCATAAATGTTGATACTGTTTTAGCAACATCATCAATCATACTCATGTTTAATTTTAATAATTTTTTCTCATCAGTGTCTACGTTTAATGCTTGTAACCAAGTTTCATCTAGTGCGTTCTCTGAATCAATTAATACTACAAAGATACCTTGATCCTGTGCCGCTTTTACAATGTTACCAGAACAAATATATGACTTACCTGCTCCTGATTCACCTGCGAATACAGTTACTTTTCCTAATGGAATACCTTTGTTAAAATCACCACTTACCAAATAGTTAAGTGCGTAATTGCCTGTAGAGATCCAATCTGTTGGATCATGAAACCCAGCACTCATTCCAGTGATGGATTTTGTTAAAGTTTTTCTAAACTTACTAACGTCAAATGCCTTTACCATAATTTTTTACCTTTAAGTTGTGTGGGGAGTTGCCTCCCCACAATGTGCTTATTATTATTTTTGTTGTCTTGCTCTTATCATTGCTAAGATGTCCTCTGCTTTTCCGCTTGATTCAGCAGTTGGCTTTGGTGCTTCTTGCTTTGTTTCAGCAACCGGTTGTGCTTTCACTTCAGCCGCTGGTGCTGGAGTTTCTGCTTTCGGAGTTACTGGATCACCAGTTCTTGATGACAAGCCTGCCGGTCTAAAGTATTGACCAAATTTATCTTGATCATATGCTTCACCGTCAACAGATGCTTCAAACATCTCCTTCATAACCTTAACTTCTACTTCGCTAGGTTTTTTCGGAAGGAAATCATTAAGATTGAAAAGAGTATTGCTTTCAATCGCTTTGTTTTCTTCTTCTGTTAATGGAGTAGATTTTCTAGACCATGTTGATGTTGAATAATCAGCATATCCGCCTTTGGATGTTTTGATAATTCTAAAATCAACACCGTTCACAGAATCAGTTGGAAGGTCTTCCATATCTGGATCCATCAATGCTCCTTTAATTATTTGGAATATTTGTGGACCAATTATGAATCTTCTAATTGGATTCTCTGGAGTGTTTTCTTCACCGATTGGATCGTCTTTTACAAAACCTTGGAAAATGTAACTTCTTTTCTTCCAATATTTTCTCCCCAAATCTTCTAATTTAGGATCTTTGAACCATCCTCTTACTTCGGATAAGATATTACAAGACTCGCCGTACATTTCCATACATGGAACTTGTACTTGGACTGGTCTTGAATCAGTTTCACCTTTAATTCCTGCGAAAGGTAATTTGATCATTAACCTTTCTTTCCAGAAAAAAGTGTTTTCTTTGTCACCATCTGGCAAGAAACGAACAGTTGCCTGCTCTCCTTCTTTTAGATTCCAAAATGGGTAAATGGCGTTGTCTCCGCCTGTTCTTGAATTAGAGCCACCTGATTTAGATTCTTGTTCTTTCAGTTTTGCTCTTATCTCTTGTAGTGTTGCCATAATTTAAGCCTCCTTTATTGCCTGTTATTATTATATTATGTGCCTTTAAAATATTAGTATAGCACAAGACAAACATATTGTCAAATATATACTAATATTACTATTTAGTCAACCTGAATTGGTAAAGTTTATTACTGAACGCCTGCTAATCTTTTGATTTTGGCAATCTCGGGATCTTTATTTGCCATTAAGTCTTTGATTGTTTCCTGTGCAGTTGCCACAGCACTGTCACCAAACTTCTTTTCTACTGAAGTTAGTACTGCTGTTTCACCTTTAGGAAATTGATTTGAAGTGTAGTCAAAGAAACTTTTTACGAAGTCTTCTACAGTTTCTTCTTTGTTGTTGAATGCTTTATCTTCTTTGTCTTCCATACCAAACTTTGAACGCATCTTGTCTGATACGTGATCATAATCTTCTTGTGCGGCTTTCAATGCTTCTTCATGTTCTGAGCCACCTGGCTTAATCATTTCATCTGCTGTATCGTCGTCAATTTTATGATTGCCATCGTATGTGTATTCACCTTCTAAACTGTTAGGATCAACTTGTCCGTTGATTGCTTTGTATTTGATTGTACCGTGAGCCATTTCTCCATCATCACCTGTAAGTTCATAATCAAATGATCCTTCGTAATCTGTATCTAGATCGTGTGCTGTTGTTTTTTCTTTTACACCTTTGTTTCTTAATTTGTCGAAATTCTGTTTTAAATAAGCCATTGCCGCTTTGGCATCACCAAATTTTTCTACTGACTCGCCATCTTTACCTAACACATCATATACCATTTTACCATCTTTGCCTTGATACATAGACACATAAGGTTTGATGTCTTCAAATGTAATTGCTTCATCTTCTTTAGGTTCATTATTCATATCACCTGTGTCAATTTTTGAAACCAGTGTAGGATCTTTTTGTGATACATAATCCATTATCATTGGACGCATACAAGCATCTGAATTTTCTTTAGCCGCTTTTTGAATTTGTGAATTTAATTCTTGATCATCAATTATACCTGCTAGACTTTCAATACCGTTTGTACCATTGATACCTACAGGAAAATGTTTAGCCATTAATTTGTTTAATTGTTCTAATGCTTGTTGTTGTTCTTCAGCATCATCTGAAAATAAACCATTGTCTTCTCTTACAATATCATCCATTGCTGATTCAAATTCATGAAAGTTATCCACAGTCTCAATCATTCCGCCTAAAACTTTTTCAACTTCTTCTGGATTTGTATCTGTGTGTACAACTACGCCCTGGAATCTAGATTCATCTGGTTGTACATCTGCTGATATTCCTGCTTTGGATAATAAGTTTTGAATATTATCTACATCCATGTCTCCAACTGGATTCTCAGGATCAAAGTCGCCAACTAAATCATATTTTAATGTTCTTGGTTCTGTTCCACCTTGGTATCCATGTGCTTCAAATGATGTTGGACCTAATTCTTCTATTGCTGTTCTTTCAGAAACAAGTTTGTAGATGTAAGGAAACACATCTTGTAATTCTTCGTTGAATGTTTTAATAGTTAATTCGTCTATCCAAGATTGTTTCACATCTTCTGGAACTTCTGCTAATTCTGATTTACTGTAACTTTCAAATGATTCTTTGTATGCTGATTGTTTTTGTAATTTTAAACAATTTGATTTAATTTCTTCAATTCTTTCATCTACAACAGATTGATATTGTTTAAGACCTTCTGCCATCACACTTGATCTGTTCATGTATGTTTTGAATTTTCTTAATTGATTTAATTCTGAACTCATTTCAGAAATGTGCTTACCAAAGTCGTCAAATGGATTGCCGCCCTCTGATACGTGACGTGCCATTGCTCTAGCACCGTTTAAATGTTTAAATGGATATTTGAATCTTTCGCCTGCATTGTTTTCTATGAAAAGAGATTCTATTCTGTGTGTTCTACCACCTGCTACTGTTGGATTTACTGGAGCAGAATGTTTAATTACTAAACGTGCTTCGCCCACAGATTGAAAACTTGTTTTTGTTGTACCGTATAAATTTGATTCGCTCACTTTTTCTACCTCTTTTCCTTGTCCTAAAAAATCGTAGTCTCTTTTTTCAAGATTGCTTTTTGTGATATCTCTTGTATCAAACCCAAGCACTCTTGCTTTAGCAAAACTTCTTAATTCTTTTAAAAAGTTGTACCAACCGTGTTTTAATGGCTCATCTGACTGTTCTACAAAGTCTTTGCTGTGCATTACAACCAAGCCATCTTCTTCACTTATGCTAATACTTACCTTTCCTAGAGTGTTTCCGCCCTCTTTGAAATCGAAGTCAAAGAACCTTGCTTCAGTGGGTTCAGTGGTTGCTTTACCCTGTGAATCACCCAATGTAACCTGAGGAAATTGCCCTCTAATCTTGTTAAAAAGGTCTTTTGCTATAACATTTAAGTTCATATAGTGTATTTATCTGTTAGTGGCTTACAAATATAGGCATTGGCATCACCTTGTCTTGGGTGTCTTCATCAGCCTGGCTAAAAGACGAGTATATTTTTGGATCCCAGTCTTTAAGCACACTAATAATACGCATGATTAACAGTGTAGCACTCACTAAATCATCTGTTTGACCTGATTTTGCTTTGAATGATGAACCTGCGGCAATGAAACTTTTAAGTTCACTAATTAGTGGCTTGCTATAAATTTTTAATTTTTCTTTTTCAATCATATTTTTTAATCTTGAACAAGCAGTGATTTTTGTTTTATGTGTGGTATTAAATCCTTTTCTAAATTTTCTTATGTGTCCTTTTCTGATTGGTTCTGATACAAATAGACCGGGTATAGAGTCTTCACCAAAGTCGTTTATAACTAACAGTGCTGATTCTCCTATGGTATTGTTTTCAACACTCCAATATATGTTTGAGCCTGATGATTTTGTTTCTTCTTTTATGTAGTTACATATGTCACGCATTATTCTAATTTGCTGTGGAATAGGCGTTGTGTTGTGTTTCCATTCTGCTACTTGTTTGTATGTAGGCAATTCAAATACTTCAATTGCGGCATTGTCTCCACCTGTACCCATTGCTGGATCCAATGCGACAACGTAAGTGGCATGGGGATCAAGTTTTTTGTACCAACGTGTTTGTCCCATATTTAAAACAGGATCTGCACCTTCTAAAGTTGTTAATACTAAACTGTTGACTAATGTTTCATCGTAAACTAAAAATTCACAACCGTACTCACGTCTAAATCTTTCTTCACCAATACGTCCTAATTCTTGTTTTTTCCATTCTTCATCTCGCTCAGGATGTTCGTCCCAACTTGCTGTGTATCCATGAAAACCGTTGATTCCTAATTCTTGTTCGTTGCCGTGTTCATCAAATTTGTTTTGACTTTCTCGCCAAATAGTCGCAAATACATCTTCATCTGAGTTAGGTGTGGAAGTAATAATCGCTCGTCCACCTGTTGCTAGTGTTGGAGAAATAGAAGTCCAAAACTCTTGTGCTATTCCTGGATTTACAAACGCAAACTCATCACAGTATAATAATGATATAGACATACCTCTACCTGTGTTACCTGTGGTAGTTGCTGATACAATACGTGATCCATTTTCAAATTCCATTGAACCTTTATTGTAGTTTGTAACACCTGCTCTGACAAAATCAGGACACAGTTCATATCCATATCTTATACGTTGCATAATTTCTTGAGCACCTGTGTATTTGTGTGCCGCAATTAGAATTGTTTGGTCAGGGTGGAACATAGCATACCATAAAAGATAACAAGCGGCAGTTGTTGTCTTACCACTTTGTCTTGGTAGCATATTAATATTAAATCTAAAATCGTGATAACTGTGAAGTAATCTTGTTTGATAATCAAAAGGTTCAAAAATACATTTTCCTTTTACAGGATGTTGTATAAAGAAAAACTTTTTAGCAAATGCTTCGAAGCCAGTTTTTTCGTTTGAGCAGGCAACTAAATCTGCTATTTGTTCTTCTGTAAACCTTTCACGTTGGTGTGCTTTTTTGGTAAGGACACCGTCTAAACTTTTATTACTCATATATAATACTTATGCTGAAAATTGGTGGTGTATTGCTTTTTGATTATGCGTTTTTCTTTGCCATTTTGGTAGCAGTCGCATACATTACTGCCTCAGCATCGTCACCATAACGGTCTTTAAAATCGCCTTTGGCTTTTTTCATACCTTTGACGTATTTTTCTTTTGCTTTTTCTTCTGG